TACCTCCAGTCCTGAAAGGCTTACGACTAGAAGGCGGTGTTAATAAAAACGGACAATCAAAGCACAAGATCTCCACTGCTGACTTGAATCGATTATTCGATGAGTCCACTCCGGAAGGACGAGAGAATGCTAAAGAAGTGCGTGAATTCGGAGCAGCTTTAGCAAAGCAATGGGAGTCTTATTACAACGGAATTGAACGACAACTTAATGCTAAGAAGAAAGTAATAGAAGCAAGGTTGGCAATTCAGAAGAAAAAGGCTAAAACTCCAAAAGATTTACAAAAATATGCGGAAGCAAAAAGAAAAGCAGATGCTCAAATAGAAGAAGCTAAGAAACGTGCTGATGCACTCCGTAAACTACGCAAACCACACTGGGCATTTATTGGGAAAACCATAAAAGATCGAACTAAGCCTGTAGACTCTCCATCTGATCTTGAACGTGTAGTTATTACCAAGGCATTTGAGATTGCTCGCAAAAAATTAAAGGATGAGCATGGACTTGACTATTCTAATGCAGATCTACAAGCTTTACTTTGGTATCCTGAAAAGGATATTTGGGGTCATCTCAAAGGAGATAGTGCTGACTCATTAAAGGCGGATTACGCCAGTGCCATGGAGGAAATATTAAATGAATGATACAGAATCGGTCGAATTAAATGAAGCTTTGCAAGGAATGGATCGTTCCCAGATAAAGCAATTTGTTGCTGGGATCAGAGAGATTTGGGCAAAACAAGATGCGGAGAAAGAGAAGGACCCCCCCTCGCAGTAGCGATGCTACTGCTCTCCTACCTTCCTCCATTCTCTGGCAGAGAGGATCATTGATCCTCACCTTCTAAGATGTCACCGACTCCCCACCCGTTGAGGTCGAGGGTTTCTTTTTCTGTTTTGCCGCGTTTCATGCTTCTGAAGAAATGAATTCATGAAGAAACATATCCATATTCACCCATTTCCATTCTTTGTTGATGTAGGTAAGATCTGCCAATATTTTTGCTGCCTGTAGTGGAGTGACATCCCACCGTTCCGCAGCTTTTTTTATCTTAGCTTCTCCGAACTCTTTTTGACTGTTGCTTAAACTACTCATCTCTTTAGCTTTCCATGCTTGTATGCATCAATCATGATTGCGGAGGTTGCTGCGATGTGAGCCCAGTGCGGTTGTCCTGAGTCTGGGTCTAGCCGTTGTCCTTCCATAATAGCAATGAGGTGGCGAAAGGTTGCACTGATGTAGACATCCTGCTGGATTCCATCACTCTCTCTCCAATTGTAAGGACCATACTTTTCTGCACCATGTTCCAAGACAGCGGTAACTTGTTTTAGGAACAACGGCGGGAGTAAGCAGTGCTGTGCCTTCTGTTGTGCCGATTGCTCTTTTGGGTCGGTGCTTGCTATGTCCTCTGCGGCTTGTTGTTGTCGTTTAGATAGAGGATTGTCTCTTGTGTTTCCGTAGGTTGCAAGTGCTTGCTCCCTGCGTTTCTTGAAGTGGTTGAGGATGTCGTTGTCGGCTTTTTGCTCATACAACCATCCGTAATCTTGATTCCATATCTCTGCACCACAGAAGAGTATTGCTACATATCCATCATCACCTGCAACCTCATAGCCTATAGGAAGTTCATCACACTCAGCTACCTCCCTGGGTGATAACTCCTCATCCCAATTCGGTGCGGTAGGTTTACGGTGGTATTGAACATCTTCATACCAAGATGGTTCCTGGAACATTGACACCCAATTAAATGTTGCTTTACGATCCCACCATTCCCAGGGTTTACCCTCCGGGTGGAGTAGTTCGTCAAGTCGGTACAGTTCTTTAAGTTCGTCGTGATTCATTACTTCCCTTTCTTTGGTGTTTCAGGTTCTTTGCACAATTCCCAAGAGACATTCTTTTGACTGTGCTGCATATAAACGTGGTTTGATAAGTGTCCTTCGTAATCTCGCATTCCCGCCTTGCTTCGCCGTTTGCAGAGATCCAGCCGGAAGGTCCGGGGTACACCTGGTCCAACCCGCATCTCCGCCAGATTGATCATTTCCCGGCAAGTGTTGGCGATGATGCTGGAGCCAAAGCCTTTGTAAGCCATGTCCGAGGCAGTCATCATGTTTGCTGTTTTTGCGTCCATGGTCGCCTTCCCTGTGTGCTGCACGAGCATGATAATGGTTCCTGTATCCTTTGCCAATGGAACGAGCATCTTCGCCAACCATTCCGTCACATACTCCGCATCGGACAAATCCCCCCCGATGTACATGGAAATGGGGTCCACCCAGAGGATGTCCGGCTTGTGACGCTCAATGGTTCGTTGGGCAATTTTCCCAAAGTCCATACCGACATGCTTCATCACTGTGCGAAATATCAAGTTCTCCTGAAGGATCTCATGCTCACTTGCAGTCAAGTCCATCGACTTACTCACTCCTTGGAATTGTTCTGCCAAATCCCCATCGTCGTTCTCATACTGAATCATGTAACTCTTGAGCGGCTTCATTGTTTTGATTCCAAAGAGATTTTTGCCGAGTCCCCAGTTCATCATGGCTTGCATGATGAGGGTAGATTTTCCAGCTCCTGTCGGCCCAACAAACCCGGCAACCATCCCTTTGCAAAGCCACCGTTCCCCCAAAAGATTGTTTGGGTCGTTCTTTACATCGAAGTCCAGAAGCTTCCTCGGCCCGAACTCTGGACCTTCATCAGACTCATCCTTGGCATCCTCCCATGCTTCATAGTCCCGTGGCCCAATCCCCAGTCCTAAAAGCTTTTGCTCCTGATCCCCGCGGAAGGCTCCAGGAAGTCGGGAGTAGCGGGATGGGTTCTTGCATTGCCCATCAATCTCATACTCTTCGGGAAGAGAATCGTAGATCTTTTGTCGGCGTTGGTGGTACTGTTGAAGATTGATCGCATCAACATGAACCCATGCATGGATCGATTTTCCGCCAGAATCGATGAGGGCCGCGATAGGGAGTCCGGAATTGCGAAGAATCTTCTCCTGCTTCTCTTTGGAGATCTTGTCGGACTCCAGTAGGATGTACCGGTGATTGGTGACATCATCATTCGTTCCCCGTGAGCCCCTTTTGATGGGATTGATCCGCACATAGTATCCAGTGACCTCCTCACCCCCATATTCAGTGGGGTGGAGACAATCCGTATCCCCATCAATGCCACCAATCCATTTACGACAGGTCAGATGATTCATGCCAGAACCAGGTTTGCCATCACTCTGCACGGCTTCAATAGAAACGTAGTCTTCCGGATCAAAGCAGTACGAAAGGAACCGTTCAGTATCGTTGGGAACGTCTTCCTTCTTCGGGACGGACCTATGGAACTTACGTTTCCCTACTGCATTCCGCTCCAGTCGGGCATCGGCCTTTCCTAGCTCAGACCGAAATAAAGCATTGGCTCGTTCGATTTCAGCATTACAGGAGTCATGGAAGCAGTGAATTGTCGGGGGTAGTTCGTCATGAATGCTGACACGGGTGTCTTTGCTTCCTGTCGGAGTTCTGTGTAGAAGATGCCCTGGGCATAAGCAGTACCCCGTCTGAGAATCCTGCCAATCGATATTACCAAGAATGTTTCGAGCAATCTCTTTGTAATCTGTTGGCCCATCATCTTTCGTCCTTTTTCCTTCGATCTTTACTTTCACTTCTTTCCTATTGTCTCACTGATGAATCTTGTTGCGTCTTCGAAAGTTGCCATGCCGGGGTCAGGATACCGAAGTTTGGTCAATAGCCTGACTTGCTTTGGTGTGGCCAATCCTTCACGTTGCCGAGTAAATAGTAGGTCCAGTACTTTGGATACATGCCCCCGGTTTGATATCCCGATATCATCCATCCCAAACTTTGCCAACGATTTCAATTGCCCCTCAGTCGGCGGCAGTAATTCCCATATGGTTTCCGGTTCGTAGCTGGCGACATCCGGGGCATGGATCAAGTTTAGGCAAAAATCCATGGCGTCCACGATCCGGGCTTGCTTCCTACGATTGGCTTCCAACTCTTCCCGAAGTCGATCCATGTGATCAGCTTCTGCTTCTTCTTCCAACTCCAAAAGGTCGCTGCCTTCTTCTTCCATATGTTCATCCATCAACTCTACCATCTCTGGCTTGGAAGCCACCAGCCGAGCCGGAGTAATGAGCTTATGGCGATCTGTAAGGAACATTGGATCAAGTAAAAGTAAATTCTCTTTACCCGGGTAAATCCGGGTTCCACGCCCTATGCACTGCTGGAACAAGCTCAGTGACCGGGTGGGGCGTAGCATAAATACGCAGTCTGTCGGCGGGTGGTCCCACCCTGTGGTCAGAAGACTCGCATTGCAAATGACTTGGGCATCCCCCTTTGTGAATTCTGGCAATGCATTGCGATCCACTCCATCCACATGCACCGCGTAAAGCCCTGCCCGTTCACAGGCATCCCGGAATTGTTTGGATATTTCGATCAGTGGCAGAAATACCACTGTTTTGCGATCCGCAGCATGCTGCACCAGTAATTGGGCGGCTTCCTCCAAATGTGGCTCCAGTGCATGCCCAAGGTCATCTTCCCTGTAATCACCGTGCTTTGTGCGGACTCCAGACAGGTCAATAGGCAGTGGTACGGACTTGATCAATATCCGGGACAGATATCCTTCACGAATGAGGCGTGGTAGTCCAATTTCGAAACTGATCTTCTCAAAGTACTCCCCTAGTTGTCTTCGGTCCTTCCTCCACGGTGTTGCCGTCAGACCCAGAACCTTCGCATTCGGGAAATGATTGAGAACTTCCTGTGCTTGTGCTCCCAGCGTATTTCGGTGTGCCTCATCCACAATGATGATGGAGAAATGATCATTGGGGTACTTGTAGAGGCGGCGGGAGATGGACTGCGTAGTGGCAACGACCACTTTGTCGTTCGGAGAGGCATGGAATGATGCTTGTTCAACACCTACTCTCCTCCCTGTGTACTGGTGAAACTTGTCGGCATTCTGGCGAACCAATTCCTTCGCGTCGGCGATGAACAAAGCTCTCCCGTTGGCTTTACTCATCAATGCCGATGCGATGATCGTTTTTCCGGCCCCCGTCGCCGCGATCCCCAGGATGCGTTGATGCTCCCAGAGATCGCGTTTGACGGCGTTAATAGCCTCTTGCTGGTACGGTCGAAGTTCCATCAAGGAATTACCTTTTAGAAAGGAACTGAATCATTTTCTTCGTCCTCGTTCTCAACCGGAGCAGGAGCCGCATGGTTTTTCTTTGCCTTTTCTTTCGCAGAAGGTGCGGAGTCCGCAGGGATGTAGTAGGCGATGCGGTTGACCTTTTTCTCCTCACCATCCTTCATGTAGGTGTCGATCTTGAGGTGAACCCAGCAAGTGGTCCCGATAAAGTCGGTGACATCGAATTCAACATCCTCGCCTTCTTCGATCTCACCTTGGAATGCCGAGGCGAACTGCTGCCATTTCCATTCCAAAGACTCCATAAACGGAATGGTTTCAGGGATTTTTCTGGAGGTTCCATCAACAAGGAATTCCAGTTTGGCCATTTTATTGCCAGACTTACTTGTGCCTTCGCACGCAGTGGCGAGGAGAACTTTGTAGTCCCCTTCTTCCAATGGTTCGTAGGACTTTGCTTCTTTAGCTTTGAATGATACTTTCATGTATTCGTGTGTGTTTAGGTTTGTTTGTTATCCTTCCAACTTGGAGGAAAGGAATCCGATGACATCGGCGGCTTGTGGCTTGGTCAGTTTCGACCACATCCCGGCAGGTCCGTCAATTTTGTAGAACTGCCAAAGCTTTGTCAGTTGCTCAGGCTTGTGCCCCAAATCCTCGACGCATCGCAACCAAAGGTTTTTGCAGTTATTGATTTGCACTTCTGTTGCAGGCTCAGGAGTAGATTCTTCGGTGAGCGGATCGAAGGGGATATCATCCTCCTCCTCTTCTTCTTCCAAAGGCTGGACGGGTTCAAACTGTGGTTCCGGTTTTGGTTTTGCCTGCACCTTCTTTGGTTTTGGCTTTGCCGCAGCGTCACGCTTGTATGAGAAGGCTGGAGCAATCGCATCCCACTCCATTGGAAGAATGTCGTCGAGTTCGTGACGATTCTTTGCATCATAAGCCGCAGTATGGGTGGTGTACAGTAAACGCTCTTTTCCGCCAGCGACAATGTTTCCACGGTCACCTTCGGTAATGACTGTCTTGTAGTTCATAAAGACCAGCAGATCCGCCCATTCTTTTATCAGCGGAGAAACATGCCGGGAGAGCTTGAGTTCGTAGCGGTCATAACTTCCAGCCCGACCAGGATCTT